GCCATGCTTGCCAAGGTCGATGTGCAATGCCCTGCTGAGCAGTTCGGTGGTGGTCGTGTAAGGCACGGGTACCCCATCCACCGCTTGCGCCGTGCCCGGCTTGTACGTGCCCGAGTCGGCCTCGCCGGCCAGCCACCGCTGGATCGGTTCCTGCCACGAATCCTCGACGAACCGTTCGTCTTGATGCTTCACAGCCTCATCCGGCAGCGTCCACCAGGCATAGCCCATGCGGAACAGCGTCACCGCCTCAGCCCACAGCTGATCGCGTTCCTCGCGGATCCGCGGGATGTCGACCTTGTCCACCTTGACCGGCAGGAAGCGCCGGCCGCCCGTGGGGTCGCGCAGGTATTCCGTTTCGTTCGTGGTGCCCACGAACACGCACTCGCGCCGGAACGATCGCGTCACGCGCCCATAGCTCGGCCGGTAAGTGTCGAAGCGCGACGTGATCGCCTGCTTGACCTTCGTCACGTCGGCCTTGCTGAAACTTTCCATCTCGCCGATCTCGACGCACCAGCGCCCGCGCAGGGCCTGGTAGAAGTCTTTGTTGCTCGGCGATTCGTTCGCTTCCGCATACCACTCGGCGCCGAACAGTTCGCGCACGGCCGAGGTCTTGCCCCTGCCCTGCTCGCCCTCCAGCACCAGCATGAAGTCCACCTGCGCGCCGTTGTGTCGCACCTTCGGATCGGTCCACAGGATGCGCGCCACCGCACTCACCATGAAGCATCGCGCCGCCTGCAGCGTGTAGTCGGTGGTCTCGGCACTGAACAGCCGCGGGAACATGTCGTCGATGCGTGGCTTGCCGTCCCACACCAGGCCCGTCAGGTACTCGCGCACCGGATGCACCTTGCTGCGCCGGGCCATCGCCTCCACACAATCCATCACCAGGTCGCGCTTCACGCTCAGCGTGTAGCGCGTCGGGCTGCCAAGCCAGCCGGCCAGCTCCGTGCCATCCTGATCCGTGAACTCGTCGCGCTCACCGCCAGCCCACACAGGCGCCCGGGTGAGCCGCACGATGTTGTTGAACTCGTCCAGCGAGAACAGGCCCGCCAGCGCGTCGTCATGCTCCAACACCAGCAGCGCATTGTGTGTGGTGGATTCCGGCTTGCCGGTTTGCGTGCGCGTAAGGTTGTTGCTCCACTCGCCGGGCGCCCGATGGCCACCGCCGGAACTGCCACCACCGCGCCCACCGCTGCCGCCACCGCCGCCGCGGCGCTTGGAACTGCCCAGCGGCACCACCACGGGATCGCCAGCCATCAGTGCACCACCCGCGCGCTGGGCTGCACATCCACCACGCGCACTCGCGAACGCGCCCAGCCGGCAATCTGCACCGGCGTCCATCCGGCATCGATGGCGTCCGCCACATCCCAGCCCTTCGGCTGCCCCGAGGTGTCGATCACCCGCAGGCTGGCGCAAGCCTGGCGGTGGGAGAGTTGCGCCACGCCCTCATGCAGCAGGCCACTGCCGTCCACATAGCCCAGCATGGCGCCGCGGCCGCTGTCATCCGCATCCGGCCACAGCACCAGCTCGCGGCCCTGCAGCGGCGCCCAGTCCGTCTTGCCGACACCCTTGTCGCCGCCGCACCACGTCACCACCGCATACATCGGCAGCAGGCGCGCGGCCTTGTCCCTGCACTTCTCGCCCGACACCACCAGCACCGGCGCATCAGGCTTCGCCGCCAGCGCATCCAACCCGCACAGCGGTCGCGGCTCCGGCAGCGGCTGTAGGCACCACTGCGCCTTGCCGTCCGGCCCGATGCACCACGTCACCGCCGGCGTGATCTTGCCGCCGTCGTCCATCTCCACGCGAAGCACGTAGGCCATCAATGCACCGGCTGCATCACGGTACGCATCCGCGCGGCTCGGCGTCATACTCCACCAGCGCCCGCGCTTCACATTCCACACCTTGCCGCGCACGCCCGGTGCCCAGGTCGGCGCATGCTCAGGCACCGGATACACTGGCACCCATACCTCACCCGGCGGCCGTTCCAGCACGCGCGGCGCGGCGCGGTATTCCCGCCGCGCCCACTCGCCGGCATCGCTGCCGCCCAGCTTGTGGCAAGCCGTCACGAAATCCTCGCCATCCATCTGCATCACGAAGCCGATCGCGTCGTAATGCGCACCGCACGCGAAGCAATGCACGAAACCCTTTTCAGGCACCACGGTGAACGAAGGCGTGGTATCCGTATGGAACGGGCACAGCCCGATCCACTCGCGGCCCGACTTCTTGAGCTCCACCCCGTGACGTTCCACCAGGTCTTTCAGGTCGACGCGCTGCAGGATCTGCGCGGTGTTGATCATGCCGCGCACCTCACGTCATCCAGCACGTCCAGGTACAGCGGACCACCACCCATCACCGTGCGGCGCGCATACGTAGCGAACAGCGCGTCGAGGCATATCGACAGCAGGCTCGCATCGCTTGGCGTACCGATTGGAACCACGGCCAGCGTGCCGCAAGGCCAGCGGAACACTCGCACGCCGCGTCCGGTCCATCCACGCTCGCAAATGTACGTGGCAATCAGTTCCGGTTTGCTACCCGGCGCATACACGCGGGCCTTGATGCCCTTGCCTCGCGGGATCGGGCTGCGCCAGGGCGTCACGGCACTACCAGTGCCAGCACGCCCTGCCGCCGAGGCTGTGGCGCATTGAGCGCGGCCAGCATGGCCCACGCCTGAAGCAACTCGCTTTCCGAGCTTCCACGCTCCGAAATGCGGCGAACCTGCTCCATCGCGGCCAGGCGTGCCGCGCGCTGCGATTGCGTCTCCCATGTCGTCAGATCGCCGTGCGCGCGCATCGCTGCGCACTCCGTTCGGCATCGCGCTGGCAGTCGATGCACAACACCGCACCCAGCGCCTTCCGCGCATCGCTGATCGGCTCGCCGCAATCCGGCTGCTCGCAATGGCTGCGCCCTGCTCCGACCTTGCGACGAGACGCCAGCGCGTGGTCGATATCGTCCATCTGGCGCTGCTGCGCCAGGTCAATCGTGTCCATGGTCTGACCCCGTGGTCTTGGGTCGCAGCGGCACCACGGTGCCGCCCGAGCTGTTGAGCAGGTAACGGCGCCGCAATTCGTCGGCCGCCAGTTGTTCCGCCGTGGTGCCGAGCGATTCGGCCAGCTGCCGCAAGCGGCGAGCTTCGCTTTCGCTCAGCGTGATCTCGATCTCAGGCACAACGACCCCCTAAAGGCACTGTTCAGCGCCTTCAGGCGGCCTTGGTCTGCTCGGTAATCTGCTGCTCAGCACGCGCCACGCTGGCCATCACCAGCTCGCGTACGAAGGCAGCCGGCTGCTTGCCGTTGAAGCGCGCGATGGCGCGCACCACGGCCAGCTCGGCATCGTTGAAACGCACCTTGACGGGGTTGTCGCGAATATGGGCGGGATCGTCGTACATGACTCAATCACCTCGGGGATGTCGGGGTTGGAACTTCAAGCGGGATCGGTGCGTTCCACGCATCAGCCCGCTTCCTGCAGCGAAACCGGCGCCGTGCCGAACACGTCCGGACGCAGCTGGTAGCGCGTCACCGCTTGAGGCGCGACGTTTTCCAACGGAATGCACCAACGCGGCGCCACTCGCGTGCGACCAGTGAGCCATTGCGACACAAGCCCAGGCGTCACGCCGAGCGCGTCAGCCAACTTGCGTTGGCCTCCCGCAGCCGCGATGGCGGCGGCGATCGGATTCGAAGAATGCGCGTCCATGACTGCAAACGATAGGTTACCTATCGCTATTCGTCAATAGTTTCACTAGGCGCAAGTTATCGCATTGATTGGATAGGCTTTCTATATGCCCAACAAGCCACGCAAGACCGCCGAAGCCCAGGCGCTTACCGCCGCGATCAACGCGGCCGAGATGAAGAAGGCAGCCGTGGCCGCCGCACTAGGCGTTTCACCCGGCCTTGTTTCGCAATGGGCCAGTGGCCGCACCCCCGTGCCGCCTGACACCGCCCCTCCACTGGCACAACTGCTCGGCCTTCCCGACCCCGGCACCATCAGCGCACGTTATCGCAAGGTGGCCGCCACGCAGACGGTCACGGTCACCAAGGCGACGCAGCCTGCCGACCTCAAGAAACTGGAGCAGGCAGTGGTCGCCCTGGAGGCGGAAACCCATGAATTGCGCGCCGCACTACTGGTGATGGCGGCCGTTATGAAACAACACCGTCCCGCCGAAGCGGCCGCTGCGGCTGCGGCGTTGCATCGACAGCTTCCGGCGAAACAACGAGAAACGGGTCTGTTGGCTCGCATCCTGAAAGTGCTCGAATGATCCCGCGCTCCCGCCGCAGCTCGCTCGCGCTCAACAGCGCCTGATGAATCAGCTCGTCTAGGTCCATATTTTCCCCCTTCCTGGACCTCGTACTATCTTGCGCTGCCGCCTCAAATCGTGAGACGCGAGGCTGGATCTTGGTCGAATAGCCCGGAAGGATTCCATGACCGAACAAACTATCACCTGCGGCAAATGCGGACACCAGCGCAATGCCGACGATGGCGAACCGGCGTGGTGCTGTCCATCTTGCGGCGTTGTCTACGCCAAGCTCGCCGCAACCATGCCGCCTCGCCCTACCCGCCAACGCGCCACCGCATCCGCACTCGACGTGCCCTTCACCGGAACGCGCAGGCAATGGGCCATCGTCGGGTTGATGCTCGCCAGCATTGCAACCATCGGCTGGCTGTGGTGGCGCGCCGATCAAAGCCGCGCCGCCGTGCAGCTTGCACAGGCCGAAGCGGAGGCCCACGACGCACCGCTGCGTGCCGCCCGGGCGGCGCAGACGCAATACCTCGACGATCGCGACGCACTCGCACCTCTCATCACCCAGTGGTCCGAAGAGGTACATAAAGCTGCCGCCACTCCACGCATGCTGCTCGCCTCGCGCATCGACCGTCTCGACGCGGTGATCGCCCGCATTCCGTCCGCACGCGTCCACGGCGAGTGCATGCGCACCGCACGCGACATGTTCGCTGCCGCCGCCCGACAGCGCCGCGATGCTTTTCTTGCGTTTGCCGCACAAAACAGCACCAGTGAGGCCACAACTCGCGCATCAGCGCTTGAACAACGTCTCGTCGAGCAGATGGCCGCCTGCAAACCTACCGATTCAAGCATGTGACAATCGAAGGCGTCACTATCGATAGAAAATATCTATCAAAAAACATATAGTTAAACTATTGCAATACATGGATAGCTAAGCTATCGTTCTCCCCGAACCGCACTAGCGGCCAAGGAGAACGCCATGCTCGAACGCATCATCAGCCACCCCGCCGCCCGCTTCGCGCGCTGCCGGGCCTGCGGCGCCGAGCCGCGCCACGTGCTCACCGTCGGGCGCAGCAGCCGGGAACCCGTGCAGTTTCTGGCCGCCAGCCACCGTCACGGGCTGGAATGCCGCTGCGGCGCACGCACCGCGCGCCACGACACCCTCGCCAACGCCGAGGCCGAGTGGGGCACCGACTACGCGCAGCTGGCGCTGCCGCTGCGCGTGCGTCGTCGGAGGGCCGCGGCATGAAAACCGACAACCTCAAGCGCTGCATCGTGCGCGCAGCCACCGAGTGCGAGGAATGCCTGCGTCTCGCCGATTTCGCCGAGCGCGAACCCAGCCTGTCCGGCGGCATGGCCGACAGCCTGCGCAAGATGGCCGCCTACCACAGCGACAACGCGTTCCTGTGGGCACGCCGCCTGCATGCCGTGGAGTCGCACGCATGATCGCCGTCACCCAGGCCAGGCATGAAGCCACCGGCTGGCGCGGCTACCTGCTCACGGAAGCCGGCACCGTGCAGCGCCGCACGCTCAACCTCTACCCCACCGCCGAGAAGGCGCTGGAGGCCGTTGATCGCATGCACGGCATGCCCGCCACCGTTCCCGCCCCCATCTACTCGGAGCCCCGCGCATGAACGCAGTTACGCCGCTGCGCCCCGCGCGCAGCCTGCATGTTGCCCAGCTGCGCACCGACTTGTGCGAAGCCACCGCCCAAGCATGGCCCGAGCCCGACCGTTTCACCGAATTGCGCACCGTGCTCGGCCGCTGGTGGTGGGCATGGCTGCTCGCCTACATCGTGGTGTGCACCGCCGCGGCCGGCCTGCTCGGCGCCTACGTATGGCTCAGCGCAGGGCTGTCGGCATGAACACCAAGCACCCCCTGCACGCCCACACCGTGCTGCAGCGCGCGGCCAATGAGCTCGACATGCACGGCGAACACAAACTGGCCAGCGAACTGAGCCAGGTGCGCCGCGCGAAGGGGTGGCGGCATGACCACCTGGTGCCCCGACCTCGACGGCAGCACCTCCCTGCGCGAGGAACTCGCCAACTGGCTGCGCGGTGATCCGCGAACCAGCGAACCCGACGTGCCAGAACCGCGGCTGCTGGAGCGCCATCGCGACCTTGTCGCCAGCAGCTACCAGCACGCGGCACCCACCCATCCCGACCTGGACGACTGACATGCACGCCAACCGCATGGACTTTGCGCTGCCCAACAGCGCACCCGACATCCTCGCCAACGCCGCCGCCGCCATCGACCAGCGTGCCGCCGCGCGCGACCACGCCCAGGGCGAACGCAGCATGGCCCGCGCCGTGCACGCCTTCAACGCCATGTACGGCTGCGCGCTCAGCGAGGTGCAGGGCTGGCAGTTCATGGCCCTGCTCAAGATGGCGCGCTCCACCGGCGGCAAGCTGCACATCGACGACTACATCGACCAGTCCGCCTATGCCGCGCTGGCCGGTGAGGCCGCCGAGCGCGAAGGCCTGCGCGCCTGCATCGCCGCCATCGACGGCGACGTCTCGCGGGCCGCCGCATGAGCATCTGCGCGCCAGCCGCCCGCTGGTGGGATCAGCCGGCCAGTGCCCGCGGCAGCTTCACCGCGAAAACCCCGGCAGCAGGCCAAGCGGCCAACCGCGTTGCGGCGGCTTTCCACCATCAGCCGTGTTCCGCCGCCCAGACCTGCCACTGCCGCCGCCTCGGCCACCAGGCGGCACCGACCAGCGCCTTGCCCGTGTTTCCTCCCCTGGACGCGCAGGCCCGGCGAGAGCCGCCCCGCGCAAGGCGCTGATCGGTCACCCCTCACCACCGGCGCAGCGCGCCACCACCGGAGCCACCCATGAGCAAGACCACCGACATAGCCCAGCTGTTCCACGACCTCGACGCCGGCATCTTCGCCCAACGCCTGGACGCCGCCATGCGCGACGTGGCGCTGGGCGTCACCACCACCGGCAAGAAAGGTAAGGTCACCATCACGCTGGATCTGGAGCGCATCGGCGACAGCAGCCAGGTCACCTGCACGCACGCCATCAAGTTCATCAAGCCCACCAACAAGGGCAAGGCGAGCGAAGAGGCCACCACCAAGACCCCGCTGCACGTCGGCACCGGCGGCGTGCTCAGCCTGTTCCCGGAATCGCAGCCGGACATGTTCAAGGCCACGGCCGGCAACGCTGCCGCCGAAACCTGATCACCACCTGATTCACCGGACGCACCCGAGATAGGGGCCGCGAAGGGAGAGCCATACCGGCGGATGCGTGCACAGGCGCAATCCGCATGAGCTTTAGCCGGTTGCCTGTGTTCTCTGGCCCCGCCACGACGACGACCCGCCAACACGGCTACAGGCGGGAGGAAGCACAAGGCCGGCGCTGCCGAGATTGAGGGCGCCGGCTACCGCAGCCATACACCACCACCTCCGGAAACCGCCCACCATGGATCAGTCCGCCATCGTCACCCTCAGCCGCCTCGCCGTCGAAGCCGAGGAGGCCAACCGCCTCGACACTGATACGCCCGCCGTCATCCTCACCAACCGCGACGGCACGCAGCACATCGAATCCATCGAGCACCTGCAGCCCGGCCGCAGCCGCTACCGCGGCAAGTACACCAGCAACGCGCTCGCCGACTTCGCCGGCTACGTCACGCGCACCCACGAAAACGGCCTAGCGCAGGGCCAGCCGCAGGGTTTCATCGACCCCGCCAACATGGCATGCGCCGTGTTCTTCAACCTCGGCGACGGCGAGCATGCCGGCCATGCCGACCATACCGCCAGCCTCAAGCTCAAGCCCACCGCCGCCTACGCCGCGCTGCGCGCTGCGCTGGCCAAGGCCCACGACCAGCGCAGCCTGCACGACTTCATCGAAGACTGGCGCGACGCCATCGTACCCATGACCGCCGGCGAGCCCGACACCACGCGCCGCATCCCCAGCGTGCTCGCCGCCGTGCGCAGCATCACCATCGACGAAGCCCGCAGCAGCACGCACGACGACCGCGACTTCGGCGCCACCCGCAGCACCATGGAAAGCG